CTGCATCTCTGTGAGTAGATATAGCACTTGGTATAGCAGTTTCTTTTTCTGTGTTTCTAGTTATGTACCAATCAGTTCTAGCAAGTTCATTAGATACTTGTTGTTTTAAAGTTCTAATTAATTGTGTTTTTAAACCCTCAACTTTTACATCTCCAACTTCTTTGTCATCTGGTAAATCTCCATCATCTGAATCTGCTTGTGTCCATAAAGTATCTGCGTGTGCTTTAGGTGTAGCAGTTCCCCATGATCTAGTAACTTGATTGTCTGCAAATGCGTAAGATTCATTTGTGTTAATGTACCACTTCTCATCTTTTTTATTTGTTGAATCAGTTATCACTTCATAAATACCTATTGCATTTAATTCTGATTGCGACCATAATTGAAATATTTTAGCTGGGTATCTTACATCTCCTATAACCATTGATTTAGGATTTGTAATTAATTTTGATATTGAACCATCTTCTACTAATGCGTACATATTTTAACTTTCACTTAAATTTAA